GTCTTGAAGCCCGTGGCGGGCGCGGTGCCGTAAGTCGTCTCAAAGGCCGCGGCGACCTGCGCCGTGGACCCGGTTTGGCGGGCCATGATGGGATCTCCGTGGTGAGGGGGTCAGGCGAGGGGGTCGGAAGTGGCGTAGTGCAGGCGGATCGGGACCATCGCGACCTGGAACGTGGGTCCTTCTTGCGTCTCGATGTCGCCCGTCTCGGCGGCTTGGGCTTCCACCCAATCGACAAGGCCGCCAAGGGTCCGGTTCGCGACGATGGCCGCGCCTATGGCGACCGTAATGGCGTCGGTATCGCCGTCGATGGGTGCGATGACCTCGGCCATGGCGACCCGCTCGTAATGGTAGAGGAGCGGGCTGAACGACACTTCGGGATCTCCCGGCTCGCCATCCCGAAGGTTGATGAAGCCGTGAACCTCGACGCGGATCTCTTGCGCCTCGTTCCGCACGACTTCGGCGGGGGTCGCATCTGCGATAGCAGCCCGCAGCGCCTCCATGATGGTTTCGACACGCGAGGGCATCAGCGGTCTCCCCATTCGGCGATGATGCGGCCCGGAATGGCGGCGGCGACGCGGTTCACGTCCCGGTCGAGGTCGAGCCGCTTCTTGAGGCGGGCCTGCCGGACGAGGATGAAGATGATGACGGTTTGCCGCTGGGTGCCGCGAGGAAGACGCGCCTTGAAACCCAGGCTGGCTTTTACGCGCTGCCCGTCATCGACAAGCAGCCCGTTGCGGCCGCGCCGATAGACGAAGCGGAGACGGCGACCCGTGCGCTGCTCCCAGAGTGCGGGCGTGATCTTGCGCCCGCCCTTGCCTCTGAGGTTTCCAGCCGCCTTGGTCGGGATGGCGAGCCAGAAGCCGTTGGCCGAGCGGATCGTCACGCCCCGGTTGAAGGCGTCGATCAGCTTGGGCGCCTTGGTCCAGACGAGGCCCGCAGCGTTAAGACTGTCCGCACCCTTGGGATATGCCTCGGAGCGGATGGAGCTAGCAAGGCGCCGGCCGAGGCCCGCGCCCATGACCTGAGTGCGCCATGCGGTCTTGAGGTCGGTCGACGCCGCCATCATGGCGCGCTTCACCGCCCGCTCGCCACGCCGCATCTCGTCGGCAAGGTAGGCGTCGACGTCGGACTGGACGCGCGTCGTGATCCTCATGGGATCAGCGTGGTCTCGGCCGTCCAGAACAGCCGCAGCCGGTCCAGCTTGGGCTCGGCATGGACCTTGAACGACTCGCCGTCCACCTCCACCACGTCGCCCTTCCTGGCGACCGGCACCTCGGATACCCGGACACCGAAGATATTGCCGTCGGTCAGGACTTGCGTCCCCGCCCATCCCGTCTCGATGGTGGGCGCGCGCCGCACGACCCGCACCGTCACGCCCGCGCCCTGGCCTTTGGGGGTCCAGAGCGCATCCGTGGCTTGGTGCGGGTCGGCGAAAAGCACGTCGACGGCAGAGGCGAAGGCGCTCACGTCGGGCCTACTTGCCCTTGGCCTTGGTCGTGTCGGTGGACGGGCCGCTGACGGCCGCGCCCGTGGCGGAGGGAGCCGGGGTCACGCCGGGGTTCACCGGCGCTTCCTCATCTTCGGGGGCCGCGTTGGGGTCGACGGCCAGGGCCTGAGCCGCCGTGGCTGCCTTCGCGATCACCGCGGAGACCTCGCCCGCCCAGCCCGCCGGGAAGCGGGTCCGGGCGCCCGTGTCGGGGTCCGTGTAGTCGAAGCTGCGAGTGTAGCGAACGAACTTCATGGTCAGGCCCCTCCTCAGGACATCGTGAGCCGCTGGATCAGCTGCGGGCGCTGACAGATCGGCAGAACGTTGGACTCGGTGTGGATCTCGCGACCCTTGCCGTGCGGCAGATCGTCCGTCGAGACGAACACCTTGGCGTCGGGGTTGGGCGCCCGGTTCGCGTCCGTGATGGTGTCGGGCGGCGCGATGTAACGCCTGAAGTACGGCGTCCCGAGCGGGATCGCGATGGCCTCGTTCGCGGGCACCGCGTCCTGGATGGCGAAGGTCCCGTCCGGCTGGCGGAACGGATAGTCCTCGTCCACCCGCTCCATGGTGATGCCCGCGAAGGTGAACGTGTCGGCGATGTCGTCGCGCGCCGGGTTCAGGGTGCCGTCGGGGTAGTACTTGACGGCTTCGCGGATCGTGGGGTGGGCCACGTAGGCGTCGAAGAACGTGGCGCCGGCCAGTACCCGGACGCCCTGGGCGGGGGTGCCGCGCAGGTGGGTGCGGATCTTGGCCTTGAGCGCGCGGTTGACGCCGGCGATGTCGGTCGTCGCTGTGGTGAAGGCGAAGTTGGTCACGTCCTGCGTGATGCCGAAGGCCGAGAACAGGTTCAGCAGAACCTTGCCCTCGCCGTCCACGACGTTGCCCCGCAGCGCGCCCCAGTCGAGGTGCGAGTGCGTCAGGTCGTGCTTGGCGCGCATGTTGGTGAGCTTGTCGTTGTAGACCCCCTGGAGGGTCTGGAACACGCGCGCCTCGCCATAGGCGAGGATGTTCTGGAGGTCGCCGGGCGTGATCTTGTCGTCCAGCGGGAAGTGCGGGATCGAGAACATGAGTTCCCCGTGCCCGTTCCGCATGTTCTTGTTGTGCTCGCCGCCACGCTCCCGGCTCGGGATGATGGCGATCTCGTCCTCTTGCAGGCCGAGCTTGACGTAGGTCGTCGGGATCGACCGCTCGTCAAAGATGCCGAGCTGCGCGGGACGGCCCGTCACATAGGGGGGGATGTTGATGGCCTCGGTCAGCCGGTCGTCCGTGAACTCCGGAGCACTGAGGTAGTCGAGAACGGTGGACATGCGTCAGACTCCGTTGCGGGTTGTGATGAGCTTCGCTTCGAGAGAAGCGAGAGCGGCGGCTTTCTGGGGGGCGGTCGCGCCCACGGGCCAGACGATGGCCTGCGACACGATCTCAGCCGTGCCGCGCGCCAGCACGACGACGGTGCGGTCGGCAGCGGTCGCGTCGGACCACTGGAGCAGGACGGCGGAGGCGGTCTGCGTCCCGTCCACGGCGGCCGGGGCCCAAGGCTTGAGCTTGCCCGAGGCGGTCACGGTCCCGAGGATGGTGCCGCAGAGGCAGACGCCCGAGCCGGAGGCCAAGATCGCGTCGTCGCGTCCGGCATGACCGTTGGGCTCGGACTTCACGACGTCCGAGTCGGTCCTGTAGTTGAAGTTGGTGATCGGCATGGTCGTCCCTCCCTCAGCCCTTGGTTCCGTTGCGCCGCTTCATGTCGGCCACGAGGTCGACGCGGAGACCGGCCTTGGGGGCGGGCGATCCGCTGAGGCCAGCACCGGCGAGGCGCGAGGCTTCGTAGGCCCCCGCGTCGGCGGCGGCCTTGGGCTCCTCGGGCTTGGCCTCGGGCGCGGCGGCGGCAAGCGCCTTCTGGACCTTCTCCAGCGCGTCGTCGGTCTCGTCGGCATAGAACGCGGCGAGCTTGGGCCGGTCCTTGGCCTCGGGCATGGTCAGGATCGAGGCGCGACGAGCGCGGTCGGCCTTGACGGCCGCCGTGGCGGCGTCCGCGCGGGCAGCTTCGATGTCGGCGGTGTTGTCACCCGCCGGGGTCTGTTCAGCCATGGGTTCCTCCGTTTGGCTGTTGGGGGCGGCGGGTTGTGCCGCCGGGGTCACAGCCGCGAGGGCCGCGATCTGAGCAGGAGGGCGACGCCACCCCTGAGCCTGCGCGCTGGCGACAAGCTGCCGCGGCGCGTGGGCGTAAGTCTGATACGGGAAGGCTGCGACGGGTTGTCCCTTGCTGCCAAGAATGGCGTCCGCGAACCCGGCCGCGACGGCCTCCTCCGGCTCGAACCACGTCTCGGCCCGCATGATCTCGCGGCACTCGTCCTTGGTCTTGCCGGACTTGGCCGCGTAGACGCTGGCGTAGGTCCCGCCCAGGCTGTTCAGCGAGCGCACCTGCGCCTCGTGATCCGCCGCCGTGCCGATGGTGAGGCCAGAAGGGTCATGGATCATCATCTGCGACCCAAGCGCCATGCTGACCGTCTCTCCGGCCATTGCGATGAGGGATGCAGCCGAGGCCGCGATGCCGTCGATCACGACGTCCGTCCGGCCCTTGCGGCGGCCCAGAGAGGAGCGGATCGCGGCTCCCTCATTGGCATAGCCGCCGCCCGAGTTGATGTGGACCGTCAGGTCGGTCTCGTCGCCGATCTCGGCCAGCGCGGCGAGCACGTCCGGATGCGTGAAGCCGTCGAACACGACGACGCTGTCAAACTCCCAGGTCGGTTCGCCCACATAGCCGGTCAGCGTGAGCCGACCGTCTTCCACGATGACAGCCATCGTCGTCTCCTCAGTAGGGGCGATACCTACTTGCGCGGTGGACCGAACGGCCGCGGCGCGTTACTGTTCGACGTCTCAGCGGAGGGCTTTGACGTGGGCCATATTTTCGACACCGATAAGGCGTTGGTGGATCTCGGCGATCCGAGCTTTGACGAATTCCAGTCGCCCGAATGTGCCAAGGCCGGCTATCTCATGGCCATCAAGGCGGCCGAGGAAACGCTTGATCTTAATCTGGGCATTCAGCCCAAAGGTAAGGGCTCAGACGAGGGGCCGGGCTGCTATATCCTCGCCAACATCTTTGAATCCGGAACATGGACGGAGCCGATTGACGACTTCGTGCTAAGGCACGCCGAGGAATTCGCTGGCTCGCGTCTCCGCGAATTGACCGGCTATGAGGGGGCACTCCCTCAGCTCGTCACTCAACTGGAGAACGCGATTGCTGGTGTCCGGAAGATTATAGAGCGAGAGGCGAACGAAGCCGCCGGCTTTACGGCAACGTCTCCTCAGTAGGGGCGGAACCGCGCGCCCATGGCGAAGCGGCGGCGTCGGGGGGGCGAGGTGTCGCCCAAGGACCGCGCGCAAGCGCCCTCAGCCTCAAGGATCAGCCGCTCCAGCGCAGGAAGGTCGGCCTTCGCATACCGCACCGTGTTGCCGTCGAAGGCCGTCTCGATGACCGCAGCGCCGGTAATCAGCGCCTCGCGGACCTTCCGCAGGCGGGCCAGACGGGTGCAGGGGTCCTCGTCATTCAGCATTCGGGGGCTCCCGCTGTCCATCGGCCGCGGCGCCCAAGGGCCCGGCCCCGTCGCCGCCGGTAGCGCGCCCGTGCGGCGGAACGATCTTGGCGTCGGTCAGCAGCTTAACCTCGCGGCCCATCTGCGCGATGCGCTCCTCGTAGTCGCCACCCTTCTCCGCCCAGATCTCCTGAAGCGTGGTCTGCCCCGTTTCCAGGCCAACCTTGGCTGCGAGGGCGTCTTTGTAGGGATCTGCGCTCGGCCGAGACGGCCCGCGCCATTCCGTGTCCACCACCCGCTGCCGGTTGGCCGCGAACGCCGCGTAGCCGCCCCGGAACGGAATGCGGCCCGTGCCGATCTGCTCGTCCAGCCAGTTCTCATAGATCGCCTGCGCCATCGGAGCCGCGATGCGCTCCCGGCGGCGGACCACGATGGGCCAGATCGCCGCGCCCTCCATGCGGACCGACGAATAGGTCGCGTTCGAGAAGTTCAGTGTAAAGGACGACGCCGTGATCCCGAGGCAGCGCGCCACCTCGCGATGAAGATCCTCCTTGAACGGGAGATACTGCGGGCCGGGCGTCACCGCGCCGTGCAGTTGCAGGCTCTCGCCGGGCGCGAGGTGGTTGACCTGACTCGCGTCGCCGCCGATCGACAGCGCCTTAGACTTCAGCGCGGCAAGCTGCTGCTCGTAGACCGAGAAGAGGTCGGCCGCGACCTCCGTAGCGCCCCCGAAAATCTCCGGGTGGTCGCTTTCGAGGTTCGCAAGCTGCGTCAGCGCCTGGAAGGCGTCCTCGGACACCTCCGGGCTCGTGATCGTGGCCGCAAATGCGGTCTGGAGCAGCGCGGTCGTCAGCGTGGCGTCGGCGAGCTGGTCGCTCTGCGCCATCGCCTTGAAGGCCGGCGTCATGGGTGAGATGCCCCGCGGGCTGTTCGGCGTGGCGCCGCGGTCCATCACATGCACGACCTGGGGGCGGCCGGTTCGGTCGAAGGCCGCAACGTCCTCGTCCTGCTCAATCCCGGCCATGAACCGGCGGAAGCGATACGCCTCGGCCCGACCGAACTCGTTGTGGTAGATGCCTTGGTCCCAGCCTTCATAGACCGAGGTGTAGTTCAGCAGCCGGTGCGGGCTCACAAGGCTGACCTTGGTCGCCGTCTCCACACCCAACCGTCGGCGATCACGCGGGCTAAGGTAGCTGAAGACTGCCACACCTTCGCCGCGCGCCAGATAGTACCGGATCGCGCCGTCCAACATCTCCTGCACGGTCGCCTTGCCCTCAAGGTCGCACTCGCGCGGGTTCCACGACCAGCGCCGCCATGCCTCCTGCACCAGCCTGACCCAATCCGCCCGCTGCTTGTCGCTGTAGCCCAGCCCCTTGAGGTCGGGCCGCGCGTTCAGCTTGAGCTCGGTGCCGATGATGTCGGTGGTGATCTGGTCGGCCGCCCCGGACACCCAGCCCGAGTTCTGCATGAAGTCGATGGCGAGCGCGAACGCCCGCTCGGTCGAGTCCCGCACGTCCTGCTTGATGTCGCGCGTGTAGGCCCGGCGCATGGACAGGATGCCCGACCGCTCCGGCCGCATATAAAGCGCCGTCGACTGCGGCGTCCGGCCCGCCGGTGTGGACATGGAGCGAACCGGGCGACCGGAGGCGTCAAGCAGCGGCATCAGCTTCAGCCTCCATATCCTTTCCACCGCGTCCGCTCGCGGGGTTTCTTGGTTTCGCTCAGGGCCAGTCGGCGGCCCTCTGTGCTGATGTGCGTGATGACCCGCCGAGCCGCGTAGGCGTAGGCCGAGCAGTCCAGGGCTTCGACTGGGACGTGCTCGCGCAGCGGCTCGAACACCCGCAGCAGCCGCCCGCCCC